GCCTTGCTCTCTGCCGATTTTCTCGCCTTGCTCTCTGCCGATTTTCTCGCCTTGCTCTCTGCCGATTTTCTCGCCTTTTTCTCTGCCAAGTTTTTCACCTTCTTTTCTACCGAGTTTTTCACCTCGTTCTTTTCCAATCGCTCTAGCAGTAGCTAAAGCAGACTGTTCTTCAAGTTCAGACATTAACCTTATTTCAGCCAATCTTTTAATTTCTTCATCACCAACTAAAGTTTCATAATTTTCATAAGCTTTTTTTATTTTTTCGTTTTTCTTTTTGGCCATATCTAGAAGATCCCCCCTTTCCATATCCAGAAGAGCTAACCATTGATTTAAAGGATCATTCATATCTGGATTTTGACTTCTAAATTTTTTTAGTTCTATGTAATAATATTTAACATTATTATTAATCTTATAATCTTTATGAATAGTGGAAACTCTAACAGTTTCTGTAAGATATTCAGGTAAGTTTATAAAATTATAATCTAAGATAGCTATTATGATAACAGGTTGTAAAGCTTCATAATTTATACCGTTGCCCAGTTGTTCAGTTATTTTTTTGCTTGCGTAAAATGTTGTTCTTTCCTCAATATTATTAATGCTATGTTTATAGCTTTTATCATATGTTTAATAAATATGACTTCACATCACTTCCAATCTTTTTATAAATTCTTAATACTGATTTTTTTATAGGATTTTCAAAAAAGTTTGAAAAAAATTAAAAATTACCCTAAAACTAAGTTGCATCTGTACGTAAAATCTTGTACAAATATAATATAACATAGTATGGTGTATTTGGCAAGAGCAAATTGGAAAATTTTTAATTATGTAATTATAGGATGTTACAGTTCACAATCCTAAAAATATTATATATGTAATCATCTTGGAAGGTCCCAACATATATAATATTTTTAGGATTATGAATTGTAGCTACAGGATAATAGTTGTGAGAAATTTTAATTTATTCATATTGTATTTTTAAAATTTATATGGTAAAATAGCAATAGATTTTGAGAAAAAAGGAGACTAACTATGATAACCGAGATAGAACAATATATAGCATTATTTTTTATATACTCATTTGCAGGATGGGTAATGGAATCAGTAAATATCTCAATAAGAAATAAAAAATTTACAAATAGAGGCTTTTTAGTTGGGCCATATTGTCCAATATATGGATGGGGAGTTGTTTTAATAACAATTTTATTACAAAAATACCATGACGATATACCTGCAACATTTTTCTTATCAATTTTAATATGTGGAACCCTAGAATATTGGACGAGCTATTTTATGGAAAAAATATTTAAAGCAAGATGGTGGGATTACAGTACAAGAAAATTTAATATAAATGGACGTATATGTCTTGAAACATTGATTCCATTTGGAATTGCAGGAACAGCTATTACAATATGGATAAATCCATTTTTCTTAAAATATATTAACATGGTGCCAGAAAATATAATGAATATAATTATTGTAGTAATATGTTTATTATTTGCAATAGATAATATAGTTTCATTTAAAATAATATTTAACTTGAAAGAAATGACTAAAGAATTTAAAGATAATACTGATGAGATTTCTAATAAAGTTAAAAAGATTATTAGAAAGAAAATGTTTTTATACAAGAGACTTGTTCATTCATTCCCTAGACTTAAAGAAAATGTTTTTTATAGCAAGTGGGATGAAATAAAAAAGAAAATAGAAGAATCAAAAGAAGAAATTGCAATAAAAATTGACAATTCAAAAGAAGAAATAAGAAACAAAATTGATTCTTCAAAAGAGGAAATTAAAGGATTCATAAATACTTCTAAAAGGGATTACAAGAAAGTAGATAATAAAAAAGAGGAATAAAAATATAAGATAAACCCTAATATTAGACTAAATGTTTAATATTGGGGTTTTCATAAAATTTATTTTAAAAGTTGTTTAAGGTTAGCTTTTAACTTAGAAGAACATTCAATTAATGGAGATCTTGGCTTGCCAAAATTGAATCCGATTAAATTAATTGCTTCCTTAACAGGAATTGGATTAGTTTCGGCAAATAAAGAATTAATTAATGGTAATGCTTGTAGTTGATAATAACAAGCTTCATTTGGAGCATTTTTAAAAAATGAATTTGTAATACTGCAAGTAAGTCTTGGGGATATGTTTGACAGTACTGAAATTACACCTTTTCCACCAAGAGAGAGAATAGGAGCGATTTGGTCATCATTACCTGAATAAATATTAAAATCATCATCACAAATAGAAGCAATTTTAGCTACTTGTGAAATATTACCACTAGCTTCTTTAATTCCAATTATATTATCAATTTTAGAGAGTTCAAAACATGTTTCAGGTGTAATATTCATTCCAGTTCTGCTTGGAACATTATACATAATAATTGGAAGATTAACAGATTGAGAGATTGATTTAAAATATTCAATTAAACCGATTTTGTGTTGTTTTATTATAATAAGGAGTAACAACTAAAAGACCATCAGCACCAAGTCTTTCTGCTAATATAGACATTTCAATAGCTGTAGCAGTATTATTTGAACCTGTTCCTACGATTACAGGAATTTTTTTGTGAGAGCTACTTTCTTTAACTGTTTCAATAGCACATTTTATAGCAGTGACTTTTTCGTCTTTACTCATAGTACTAGCTTCACCGGTTGTACCACAAACAACTAAAGCATCAATACCAGAAGAAATTTGAAATCGAATAAATTTTTTAAATTCATCAACATTAACACCGTTTTCATTAAATGGGGTAGCAAGAGCTGTTGCTACTCCTGTAAATAAACATTTTTTCATAATAAACAATAATCCTTTCTTTAACTTATGAGTTATAATTAATGTATTCAATTATTAAGAAAAAATTAATAGAATTGATTATTTTTTTATAATATGATAATCTTATAATATAATAATTTGAAGGAGAAACGAAATGTCCAAAAATAAAAAAACAATAAAGAATTTGATAATTTTTATACTACTAATTATTTTTACATTTTATATAATATTAAAAGATCAAGATATAGTCGAAATAACGCAGGTATTACGAAATGTAAGGTTAGAATATGTAGTAATTGCAATAGTTGCGATGCTAATATATCTAGTTTTGGAGTCTGTGAATATGGGTAGAACATTAAAAACATTAAACGAAAAAAGTAGTTTTATACAAAATTTTAGATATGTATTAATTGGATTCTTTTTTAGTTCAATAACACCAGCTGCAAGTGGAGGTCAACCTATGCAAATATACTATATGCATAAAAATGGAATATCTATTGCAAATTCAACATTATCGTTACTGATAAATTTGTGTAGTTTTCAAATTATTACAATTTCTTTTGCAATGATAAGTTTAATTTTTAATTATAAGTATTTAACAACTGGATTAGTGTGGTTATTTGTAATAGGTGTAACACTTAATTCAGTTGCATTATCATTATTATTAATAGGGATATTTTCTAAAAAATTATCTGCATGCTTAGTAAAAATATCTGTAAAAATATTATCATTTTTTAAAATAAAAAATATAGAAGAAAAGCAAGAAAAACTAGAAAAAGAATTATTTAAATATCAAGGAAGTGCAGCATACATAAAGCAAAATATAGAAGTGATGTTAAAAACAATATTAACTACATTTGTTCAAATATTATTTTATTATAGTATACCATTTTGGATATATAGTTCGTTTGGATTTAGTGAATATAATATAATCCAAATAATTTCACTTCAAGCAATATTGTATGCTACAGTTTCAGGAATACCACTTCCAGGAGCAGTAGGAGTAAGTGAAGGTGGATTTTTAGGAATTTTTAAAAATGTATTTACAACATCAACACTAAATAGTGCTATGATATTAAATAGAGGAGTAAGCTTTTACTTATTTGTATTAATTAGTGCAATTCTTGTTATAAGTCAGGCATTAGTTGCAAACAAAAAGTCAGACTTAACCGATTAGTTTTTCCATAATTTGAATAGCATTGCTAGCAGCACCTTTTCTAAGATTATCGGCGACAACCCATAAGTTTAGAGCATTAGCAGTGCTATAATCTTTTCTAATTCTTCCAACAAAAACGTCATCATGTCCATTTGCCTCTGTGGCAATAGGGTAAATATCATTTTTAATATCATCTTTAACAATAATACCAGGAGAATTTTTTAAAATAGATTTTACTTCATTTATAGAAAATGTTTTTTCGAATTCTATATTTATACTTTCACCATGACAATTTTTGACTGGAACTCGCACTGCTGTTGCTGTAATAGGTAGATTTGGATGTCCTAAAATTTTTCGAGTTTCATTAATCATTTTCATTTCTTCTTTGGTATATCCATTAATTAAAAAAGAATCAATATGTGGTAAACAATTATCGTATATAGGGTGTGAAAATTTTAAAAGCTGTGTTTTGGCGGTTGACGATTGTTGAAGTTGTGCATTTGAACCATTTTCTAAATCTTGTAAGCCGAGTTTGCCAGCTCCAGAAACAGCTTGATAAGTTGAATATACAATTCTTTTGATTTTGAAATTATCATCTAATGGTTTTAATACAACAACGGCCTGAATTGTTGAACAATTTGGATTTGCTATTATATTGCTATGATTAATAATATCTTTAAAGTTTACTTCTGGGACGATTAATGGTACATTTTCATCCATTCTAAAAGCACTACTATTATCTATTACAATACATCCTTTTGACGCGGCGATTGGAGCAAAATATTTGGATGTTTGTGCTCCTGCTGAAAATATTGCAAAGTTAAAACCAGAGTCAAATGAGTCATCTTTCAATTCATGAACAACATATTCTTTTCCTAAAAATTTTATTTTTGTTCCTGCTGACTTTGAAGATGAAAAAAGTGTATATTCAAGATTTGGAATATTTTTTTCCTCTAATACTCTTAAAGCAGTTCTACCAACTAGACCTGTTGCACCAACTATTGCTAATTTATAATTTTTCATTTTTCCTCTCCTTTCATAGATAAATATATATTCAATAATTGGGAAAAAATGTACCCGGTACAAAATTTCCCGTTTTGTCGATTTTTGTCATCAAGTTGAAAAATAAAAAGCCCTAAAAATAGGGCTTTTAAAAGATTTTTGTTACTAATATGTTACTAACAAGATGAAATTAGAGGGAATTTAAGCTCTTAAATATGTAATTTTTTCATGTTTTTTCTTTCTATAATTTATCAGTTCAATAGTAGCTTTTAATTCCTCAAATGTTTTTTGATTATATACTTTATTTCCAGCATTTCCACTTTGATGTCCCATTAAAAGATCCATACATCTATCGTCTGCTCCCATTCTATCAAGTTCGGAACGGAAAGTATATCTCGTTTCATGTGTAGTATAATCATCTTTTAAGTGTAAATTATCCATAAATTCTACATACATTATTCTATATTTGTCATAATATAATCTTTTTCCGTTATTCATCATAAATAAATACTTATTGTCTTTATTGAAATATCTTTTTACAATTGGTACTATTTCATGATGCAAAGGTATTAATCTATTCTTACCAGCTTCTGTTTTTAATCCACAAATCCAATATTCATCTTCCATATTTATGCTTGCTGTATCTAAAAATAAAAGTTCTTCAATTCGCATACCTGTGTAAAGAAGAATAAGTTGTATATCTGCGATTAGTTCACCTTCATGTTGCCAAATTCTTTCAATTGTATCATATGTATAAGGTGCTCTTTGCCCATCAGATTCTTCGTATTCGACTTCTAATAGTGATCCATATCCTTTTATTATAATATCTTCTCCTAGGGCATAATCATCTAATTTCATTATAAGATTACGCATATCAACAATTTTAGTCTTTTTTCCATCAGTAGAATAAATAATTTGCTGAAAATCATTCTTTTTTATTGAAGAATATTTCCTATTATATAAGGATTTGAATTTTTTTGCTGCTGCTAATAATCCCATGGAATTTGATAGTCCAAGTTTTCCTTTTATAGTTTCGTGTGTTTTTCTCATTCTCTTTCGTTCTTCCTTTGTAGGAATAAAGATTTCAGACCACTCATCAAATAGTTGCTTAAAAGTATAGGTTAATTTATTTACATTTAAATTACCATGATTTTTGTTCCACCAGATAAGTGTTTCTTCAGCTTCTGGTCTTGATTCAAAATATTTTTCTCCTTTTTCATTACATACTGCTTTTTGAATAGGCTGTCCATTTTCTTTATATCCTACTGTTGCTTTTGCAAACCAAGGCTTTCTACGATTTCCTTTTAATTTAACAATCGTGCCTGTGCCATTTGCTCTTTTCATAATAAAAAACCTCCATTTTTTCAATATAATTTTGCAAATCACTTGAAAAAATTAAGGCTTTTGTATATAATACAAAAGTAATCACTTCAAGTGGTTGCGTCCTTGGATAGAGTGTGTCGTCTCGCAAATGAAACACTTTATCCTTTTTGTTTTATAATTTATTTATTATTTATTTATTATTTTCTATACATTTGTCTAAAAAACTTATAAGGTTAGTTGACGGATAAGGGACTGATACTTGGAAAGGACCTGATGGAATAGTTAGGTTAATTATTAAAATTGGAATTCCACCAACTGTTTTTGTTTCTTCCTTTGCAGTGGAAGCACCAACTATTGCACCAACTGGACCTGCAACTAAATTGCCAACTAATGCTCTATTAATAGAACCTTTTTTTGTTGTAACAATTTTCTCACCTTTTTTCTCTAAACTATAATTTTTTATTTCGCTAAAAGAAAAAACAATATCAGTAAGTTTTTTAGTTTGCTTACCTATAATAAGTAATTCATTTGTTGAATCAATATAAATAGGTGTTGATCCTAAATTTTTTAATGTAGTTGTTGGAGTAAAAACCGATAATCTTGATTCATTTATACTCCAGTATTTTTTTAATTCTTCAATAGTATTAGTTTGAAAAGAATTTGAAATTCTTATACAATTTAAGCATACTGAACCATCTAAAACTTTATATTTATTTAGGATACTGATTTTATTATTGCAGACATCACATTTTGACATAGTAAATCTCCTTCCTTATTTAAAAGCACTTTCATTTTCTGCTTTTACTACTTTACCTATTATTTGTACTGTGTCATAAAGATTATCAGCAGGAATATCTATTGTTTTACAACAGGTATTCTTTGCAATTAGTTGATACACATTTTTTTCTTTATCTAATACAAATTTTCTTATGGTATTTTTTCCATTTAATTTTATAAGATAGGTTCCTTTATTTTTGTTGTCAGTCTTGTCAATTACATTTTGCTTGTATATTAAGGCAATATCTCCAATATCGAGTATAGGATACATAGAATCGTCTTCAGATATAAATTCAAAATAGTTATTATTGTCGCAACTACCTTCTATTAAATCAGAAACATTTATATTTAAATAATCTGCTAATAATTGTACTTTATTCATTCTAGGAAGTCGTGTTCCATTGCACCAGCTAGAAATAGCAGACTTATTTATATCTAAATCATTTATAATATCCGTTTGAGTCTTATTCTTTAATGTCATATAATAATTCAAATTTTTTGAAAATAGTTTTTTGTATTTACTATCTTTGTCCATATAAAAACCTCGCTTTCTTTACATTTGACTATATTATAATACTAAAAGTAGAAAAAATCAATAAAAAAGTTTAAAAAATTCTACTTTTAGTATTGACATTCTACAAAAAGTAGAATATAATGTGAACAAATCAAGAAGGGAGTGAATAAAAATATGGAGAAAAAATTACAAATAACATTAACTGCAGCAAGAGTTAACGCAGGTTATTCATTAGATGAGGTGGCCAAGGAAATGAAGAAAACAAAAGGAACTATTATTAATTGGGAAAAGGGAAGAACATCAATTAAAATAGCGGAGTTTGAAGAACTTTGTAATTTATATAAAATTTCAAAGGATTATATTATTTTACCTACTACTCTACAAAAAGTAGATTAAAAGGAGGAAAAATATGAAAAAATTAAAAGAATGCGAGACGACACACCAAAAACAAGGAGGAAAAAATGGAAGTAGAAAAAATGTCACCAACTGAAGTTGGAAAAATTATAAAAATGAGAGCACAGTCTGTTAGGCTTGGTCTACAGCAGGGAAAATTCCCTTTTCGGAGTGGCAATACAAAAACCGGATGGCAGATGGACATACAATATAATAGCATCAAAGGTTTATGAGTATGCAGGAATTAAAGTAGAAGGGGGAAAAGAAAATGAAAATTACGAATAAGAAAAAATTTATAGTAAGAATATTAGAACTTATTACAATAATAGCAACAGTTATTTTAACAATAGTATCAATCAAATATGCCACTAGAACAAGAGGTTATAAAGCATTTGGAGGGGAATACTTAATACTTGTTTTTGGCTTAATTATAGTATTAGTTTTAGAGAGTTTTTTAGATGAAGATCAAAACTAATAAAGGAGGATTTTACAATGGAAAAAAGTGCAAATTTAAAGGATGCAGAAAGAGAGCTACAGAAAACATTTGAAAAAGAAAAAATGAATGACAAAGATACAAAATTACTATATGCGATAGGGTATTTAAAAGCAAGTAAATTAGATAAGGACGATACAATAACAGTAATAAAACATATATTTTTTGAAGAAATATAGGAGGGTACAAATGATTCAATATTACCAGGAGTTATTAAATGAATGTATTGATATTGCAGAAGCTAAAACAAAATATAAAAATATGTTATTAACATTATTCAGGATGAAATATAGATTAAAAAGTTTGAAAGGAGGAAAAAGAAAATGCCAGGGAAACATAGTAGAGAAGCAGTAGAAAATAAGAAACTTCAAGAAATAATTGCAAGAAGGGATAAAGAAATTAAAGATATAAAAACAGAATGTGCAGAACAATTTAAAATGATTAAAGACTTATGTTTTATAAATGAATACAATAATAAAAATATCAAATTAAAGAAAATCTACGAAATTGCTTCAGATAATTTTTCAGCACTAGTAAAAGACATAGTGATAAATGAAACAGATGAAACCGCAAAAATAATAGAACTACCAAATACCGACCAAAGTAAATAAATAGTTCTAAAAAACACATATATAAATGTTTCTTTAAATATTGTAGCATACATATCTAAAGAAATCAAGAGAGGAGTAATATGGAAATACATGAATTAAGGCAGGATTTAATACAAAGGACAAATAATAATAGTTTTTATAATAGGGGAACCAACACTGAACAATGCTACAAAGCATACGCTAATGAAGTTATAGAATGGCCAATATCTGAGGTTAAAAAGCAAAAAATATTAGATAACTTATATAAAAAATATTCAAAAATATTAGAGTATGAATCTCAACATGTACCAGTTATGGTAGCAGGGCCAGCAAAATATAATTCTAAAAGACTTGATAAAAGTGAACAAATATTGAAGGCTTCACATGAATTGAGTGAATGGTTCGAGGACTTAAGAAAACAAGTAGAAAATGCCAAAAAAGATGATTCCAAAGAAGAAAAAGTAAAATATATTATTGATGGAATAAAAAGGCTTATTCAATTAAATTTAGATCCAACAAAAGATATTATGAACCTAGCAACCATTGATAATAAAAAGTTTATAGAGGTATATGAACAATTACAAGAAAAATATAAGTGGAGAAAAAACAGTAATATATATAAATTATACCAAGCATCAATAAATGGCGAAGTAAAAGAAATAAGAAAAGAAATTATTTATGAAGATGAAAATTTTACATCTTATATTGAGGGAGACAGAGCGTATATAAAATTTACTATGAAATGCAAAAGACAATTAATATATGCTTTAAAGAAAAAAGGCTGGTGGTGGAATTCTTATAAGTCAGCGTGGAGTACATATCTAGATAGAGTAAACACAGAATGGATTAAAAATATAAGTGAAAAATACGAAGAGTATTTGTAAAAGAGGTGACAAAAATGAGAATATGCCCTAGATGTAAAGGAATACTTGGAGAAAGGCCTGCATTGTCCAGAAGAGATGGAAAAACTGATATATGTTCCCAATGTGGACTTTTGGAAGCGTTAGAAGATGTAGAAAAGTTAATGAAAACAAGGAAGGAGAATAAAAATGCAAATAAAGATATCTAATTTAAAACTAAAAAATTTTAAGGGAATAAAAAATTTAGAGATTAATTTCGAAGGAAAAAACGCAAATATATATGGAAAAAATGCAACAGGAAAAACAACAGTATTTGATGCTTTTAAATGGCTATTTTTTGATAAAGATAGTAGCGATAGGAAAGATTTTAATATAAAAACATTAGATGAAAATAATAAACCAATTCATTTTTTAGAACATGAAGTTGAGGCCATTTTACTAATAGATGGAGTGGATATGACTTTTAAAAAAATGCTGAAGGAAAAATGGGTTACTAAAAGGGGAGAAACACAACAAGAATTTTCTGGACACGAGACAAGTTATTGGATAGATGAAGTACCAGTCAAAAAGAAAGATTATGAAGAAAAAATCAATAGTTTAGTTCCAGAAAGTCTATTTAAATTAATAACAGATCCTTTGTATTTTAATAAACAATTAAAATGGCAGGAAAGACGAGAAATATTGACTAATATATCTGGTAATCAAATAACAGATGAGGAGATATTAAACGCAAATGAAGAATTTAAAACATTACAACAAAACTTAAATGGTAGAAGTATAGAAGATTATAAAAAGGTTATTCAATCTAAAATAAAGGAATTAAATAATCAAAAGGAAAGTATTCCTATAAGAATAGATGAACTTACCAATACTTTAGTAACAGAGCATAATATAAATTATGATGAATTAGAAAAACAAAAAGAAACATACAATCAAGAATTGAAAAAAATTGAAACAGAGATGTTTGATATACAAGCGAGAGCAAAAGAAAATATAGAAAAAGCCGATAAACTTGCGAAGGCAAAAAATGAATTAAATGAATTAAAAATTACACTAGAAAAGGAAAATAAGCAGCAATATGTAGCAGAAAAAATAAAACTAATAAATGATAAGGCCTTAAATGAAAGTATGTTGAGAAATAAAAGACAAGAATTGGATGAGAGACAACTAAAAATAGAGCAAGACAGCAAAAGAAAAAATGAATTATATAAAAAGTGGGATGAAATTAGTAATACAAAACTGGAATTTGATCCGGATTCATTTGTATGCCCAACTTGTAAGAGAGAATATGAGACAGAAAAAATTGAAGAAATTAAAAAACAATTTGAAAATAATTTTAACAATCATAAAAAGGTAGAACAAAATGCAATAAATACAGAAGGACAAGCAATTAATTCAAGAATTAAAGAAAATACAGAAAAAATTGAAAAAATAAAAATGGAAATGGCAGATATCGATACAAAATTAAATGAAACAAAGGTTAAAATTGAGAATATTGAAAATGAAGAAGCAAAAAATGAAACTATTGATGTAATAGCATTTCCAAAATATCAAGAAAAACTAAAGGAAGTTAATGAGCTACAGGAAATAGTAGATAAACTAATAAATGGTGATACATCAGAAATTCAAGGTAGAAAAAATAATATTATAGATCTAATTAATAATATTGATAAACAATTAAATGAAAGGGATATACAAGAAAGAACAAAAGAACGCATAAAAGAGTTGGAAAATGAAGAAGAAAATATAGCAAATAAAGTTCAAGAATTAGAAGCACAACAATATCAAATTGAACAATTTACAAAAACAAAAGTTGAACTATTAGAAAGTGCTATAAATAGCAAATTTGAAGTAGTAAAATTTAGACTTTTTGATACACAAATTAATGGAGGACTTGTTGAGTGCTGTGATACATTAGTAAAAGGTGTACCATATTCAGATGTAAATAATGCACATAAAATACTTGCAGGGTTAGATATTATAAATACATTAATAAAATTTTATCAAACTTCAGCACCAATATTTATAGATAATAGAGAGTCAATAAATGAATTATATAACATAAATGCACAAGTAATTAGCCTAATAGTAACTCAAAATGAAAAATTGAGAATAGAGGTGATGTCATAATGGAAGAAGAAATAATTTTAGAGTTTAAGAAAAGTAACAATGGTGTTGGAGTTGAAATACACGAAGGAACGGCACTGGAAGTAATAATTGGAATTGCAGAAACAATTCAAATTATTATGGAAGAAACAGGGCAAAAAAGAAAAGATATAATTGCAAACATAGAGAAAGCAATTGATGTATTAGAAGAAGGAGGAAAAGAAAATGAATAATGAAATTTTAAAAGTATCAAGTAAATCAAATCCAAATGCTGTAGCAGGGGCAATAGCAGGATTAATAACAGAAGATAAGAAAACAGAATTACAAGCAATTGGAGCAGGAGCAATAAATCAAACAGTAAAGGCAATAGCAATAGCAAGGGGATTTGTAGCACCATTAGGAATTGATTTAATTACAATACCTGCATTTGCAACAGTAGTAGTAGAGGATCAAGACAGAACAGGAATGAAATTCATTGTGAAGGGGATAAAATAATATGAATAATGCAGAAGAATTTGTAAAAGGAAAAATGAAAAACATAGCTCAAAAAGTTGAAAATGAATTACCTAATGGATTTGGATTTGTAGTTTTAGCATTTTCATTTAATACAGAGCCTAATACTTCACAAATGATGTATGTATCAAATGCAGACAGACAAGATATTGTAAAGGCAATGAAAGAATGGATAGATAAGACAGAAAAAACATATGGAAATGATACAAATAAATATTAAGAAAGGAATTTGAAATTATGAAAAATGAGAAAATAAATATAACTAAATTAAAAAGCGAATTAGCGTATTACAAAGGATTTTATGAAGGGGTAAAGGAAATGACAACATTATTAGGAGATGGCCCAATAGATATAAATCATAACTTTATAGATATAAATCATAACTTTAATGTAAGTGAAGAAAAAAAAGAAAGACCTAAAATGAAAGTAACAGTAAGAAGCATTGATGGAGAAGCAGTAGAAGCATTTAAGAAAATGCTAAAAGAGATGGGGGGAGAAGAATAGTATGGGAACAGAATTAGTAAATAAAGAAACTGGAGAAATAAAAAAAGCAGAACCAACAGCAAGTGAAAGATTTACAGCAATGGTAATAAATGAATTTAAGGGAAATGTTGGGGAATTAAATTTGAATGACTATCAAAGACAATTAGTTAGAAATTATTTCATAGGAATAGATAATTCTTTAAAGAGTGCAGAAGAAAGAAGAAGTTATAGTAAGAAAAAGGCAGCAGACCCAGCAGTAATATGGCAAAATGTAAATATGAATAAACTAGCCGTTGATGTAGTACAAAATGCAAAATTAGGACTAGATATGGCTGTTGCAAACCATTTAAGCGTAGTACCTTATCTAAATGGAAAAACCAAAAAATATGATTTAACGCTAATGCCAGGATATGAAGGATTAAGATATGTTGCTATTAAATATTCAATATATCCAATAGTTGATATTAGAGTGGAATTAGTACATAAAAATGACAATTTTAAAATGATTACAAAGAATAATGTTGATTGTTACGAATTTGATATATCAAACCCATTTGATAGGGGAGAAGTAGTAGGTGGATTTGGATATATAAGATATAAAGATGAAACTAGAAATAAACTAGTTACAATGTCAAAAGCAGAACTACTAAAAAGAAAACCAAGTACAGCAGCAGCTGAATTTTGGGGTGGAGAAAAAGATATCTGGGAAAATGGTAAAAAGGTTGGAACAGAAACTCTTGAAGGATGGCAAGAAGAAATGCTTTATAAAACAATGGTAAGAGCAACTTGTAAAAAGGTACCATTAGATCCTAAAAAGATAAATGAAAGCTATGTATATGTAATGGAAAATGCAGAAGACTATTATGTAGAAAATCAAGAAGACAAAGTAAAGCAAGAAATTGAAGATAATGCTAATAAAGAACTAATAGATGTTACACCACAGGAAATACCAAGTGAAACATTGAATGAAAGTCAAGAAATTTCTCAACCTGTATCTGAAGAAGAAAATATTGATACAACAGAAAGACCATCATTCTAATGAAATTAAAAGTATTAGGTAGCAGTTCAAGTGGTAACTGCTATCTAATAGAAGCAAATGAAAAAGAAAAGTTAATATTAGATGCAGGTGTTAACTTTAAGAATGTGCAAAAAGAACTAAATTTTAATTTTAGCGGAATAAATGGAGTATTGATAACACATGAACATATGGACCATTTGAAATATGCTACAAATTTTGCCCTTTATGGAATGGATATATATGCTTCAGCAGGAACTTTTGAAAAGCAACATTTAAAAGGACATAGATTTCATGTAGTAAAAGCATTAAAACAATTTGAAATTGGAAATTTTATAATACTTCCTTTTGATACGCAGCATGATGCAGCAGAACCATTAGGCTTTTTAATTCAATATAAGCCAACTGGTGAAAAATTATTATATGCTACAGATACATATTATATAAAATATAAGTTTAATAAATTAAATTATTTATTATTAGAGTGTAATTATAATCAAGAAATAGCAAAAGAAAATGCAAGAAATGGAGTAATAAATAAAACTAGATATACGAGACTATTAGAAAGTCATTTTAGTTTAGATAATGTATTAAAGTTTTTAGCATCAAATGATTTGAGATATGTAAAAAATATAATATTATGCCATTTATCAGATACTAATTCAAATCAAATGATAATGCAAAATAGAGTATATGAACAAACAAAGATAAAAACAACTATTGCAAGACCAGGATTAGATCTAGAATTAAAATTATATCCGTTTTAATGTGGAGGGATATTATGAATAGTATAAAAGCAATAACACAATTAGAAGAATTGAGAAGAGATAGATTAAGCTTCATACAAAATAGTGATTCTGATGAAATTTATTTGAATGATATAAAAGCAATAAGTCTAGCAGTAATGGCATTAAAAAAGTGTCCTGACATAAAAGATAGAACATTTAATTGCCGAATGTGTGGAAAAGAATTAAAAACTTGGAGAAGTATTCAAAAAGGATTTGGTCCAGTATGTGAAAAGAAATATATAAATGATGTATATAAAAATCAACAACTAACTATGGATGTTATATTACAAAAGAAAGGAGAGGTAACCAATGGCCAACAATAAAGATGTTTACTATTTTAGCCATGATGCAAACGCATTATCGGATCCAAAAATATTAGCAATGAGATGTGATTATGGGTTAGAACGGATATGGTCTGTTTTGGGCAATATTAGAAATGCTTCGTAATGAGGCAACATATAAATTACCTCTCGACAAAACTACATATAGAGCAATAAAAATGCATACAGGAACAACTATTGATGTCGAGGCGTACTTGAAAGACTGTATAAGTGAATATACAGATGGCGAAAGTGGAAATGGCTTATTTAATTCAGATAAAAAATTCTTTTGGTCTGCAAGTTTATTAAGAAGAATGGAAAAGTATGAAACCTTAAAAGAAAAAAGAAGCCAAGCAGCAAATGCTAGATGGAATAAAGAAAGAAAAAAAGAAAACCAAAGCAATGCAAAGAAGAAACAAAAGCAATGCAAGTGCATAAAAGGTTATTGCATAAGTAATGCAAATGCATACAAAAAACGATACAAAAGCAATACAATATTATGCAAATTAAATCAAATAAAATCAAATAAAATTAAATTAAATAAAATTAAATTAAATGAAATCACATCTATCTTTCCATCTGGTTACAAAGCAAAAAAAAACAAGACTTTAGATGATATGATGGACAAGACTGAAAAGATGGAATATGAACTGATGATACATAATTGCGAAATGAATATATTTACTCCGGAACTAGCTATTGAAATGTCAGAAATTTTGAAAGAAATGTATATGAATCCAGATACAAGAGAAAAAGTACAAGAAATCAATTCTAAAAAATTATGTTATGCATTAAAGAATTTTGCTATTGCTAATACTATCTCACGAATAAAAATACCGAAATCATATTTTAAAAAATGCATATTATCAGCGTTAGAACAAACAGAATTAAGCACACAGTATGATTCAGATACAATAATGATGCAGATATCAGAAGCGGAGGAGTAAAGAAATGGGATTTATTAGAGAAGATGAACTAATATCTAGAGGATTAAAGACATGTGAAAATTGCGAATGGTGTATTCCAATAATAGAAAAATATAAGAAATTTGAGATAGAAGTACCACGATGCTTATTAAAAGGCCAACAAACAGGTTTATTTGAATATTGTGAGCTTTTCAAAAAGAGAACAGGAATGCACATAAGTATGTAGAAAGGGGGAAATATAATGGCACTTAAAAACTATACAACAACTATAAAAACAGAAAAAACAATTAATGAAATACAACAAATACTTGCTAAACATAAAGCTAAAGCAATTTTAATTGAATATGGAGATGCAGGAAGTGTCGTAGCAATAAGTTTTAAAATAAATACTTCGCAAGGAATAGTTGGAATTAGGCTACCTGCTAGGCAAGAAAATGTTCTAAAAGTTTTAAGAATACAAAAGGCGAATAATAGTGTTATTAAGGCAACTAATGAACAAGCAGAAAGAACAGCGTGGAGAAATATTAAAGATTGGATAGATGCACAAATGGCACTAATAGAAACAGAAATGGTAACCGTTGATGAAGTATTTTTTCCATATATTTTAAATGATAGAGGACAAACATTATATGAAACATTTAAGGAAAATAATACATTGATGCTTACCAAATAAGAAAGAGAAAACTAAATATTAGAAACAAACACAACCTAGAAAAAATATACAAAGGAAGGGCGAGAACGATGGTAATTGAAGATATGCAGCAATCATTAGAATTGTTGGAAAATATAAAATATTTTTTCTATAACATAGAGGAAATAGAGAAAAAATTGAATATAGATTTACGAAATAAGGAATACGAAAGAGATGATCTGTTACACGAAATAGAATTGAGTAAATTAAATGCTATTGAAATAATGGCAGTTTATAAAAAACTAGAAAAGGTACTACAGGAAAGAAGAATAATAAAAGATAAAATAGATCTAGTAAGCACAATAAAACCATATACAAGTAAGTTTATAACAAAGGGTATTTGTGCTGAGACTGATACGACTATAAAAAATATAGAAACATTAAAAAAAAACCAGGAAAATAGGCAATATACACTAAGAGTATTACAAGATTTAAAGTGTGCAAAGAAAAAGAAAGGAGAATAAAAAATATGAATTTTAGACAGATTCAAGAAATTCAAAAAATAAACAGATTAAAGGAAGAAAATGAATGTTTAACTTGCGAAGTTGTAGTAGTAAAAGAATTTAAGAAAGCACCGGTATCAATAGTACAAGGAAATGGGGGGCCTATTGAAATGGCTCAAATGGCAAAAGTACTAATGGATGTTGCGGAACAGTTAAAAAAAGAGTTTCCGGAAATAAATGAGATAATCCCAATGTTAGATAAAAACGGAGGAATGAAAACAGCCTATAAAAAAGTTGAAAGTTGGAAGGAATTATAAATGGATATAAATAGAGCATTATTGATAACAAAAGATAGAATAGGCAATTTAAAAGAATTTACACCAAACAATAGGAGTGAAGTTTATATTGTAGCAGAAACATTAGAGTATTTAGAATTTGTTGAAAAAATATTAGAAAAGGAAAAAGAAGATGAACAATCAAGAACATTGGAACATTGAACAATATAGGGAATATCAGAAAAAAGGTAATAGGAAAAGCAAATATGGAGCAGTAAAGACTTCCGTAGATGGACAGACATTTGATAGTAAAAAAGAAGCGGACTATTATTGCAATTTGAAGTTAAGGCTGCAAGCAGGAGAAATAAAAGGTTTTTGTTTGCAGCCTGTGTTTATACTAGCTCCAGGTTTAAAATATAAAGCGGATTTTATAGTATTTCATAATGATGGGGCAGCAGAAATTATTGATACAAAAGGCTTTAAAACAAAAGAATATATAACAAAGAAAAAGGTGTTTGAAGATAAATATAACCTAAAAATAAAGGAGGAATAGAACAATGAACCCAGTAAATTTTGAAGATATGAATTGCATATTCAAAGCAGAAGAATGTGGAGATTTACCAGCATTAAAAACAGATAAACATATAGTTTCATGTTGGAAAATGACCGAAAAAGAGAAAAAAGAATTTATGAAAACTGGAAAGATATACTTGTCTGTAAGGGGAAATATACAGCCACCAGTTAGTTTATATGTAGATAGGCCATACATAAGACAATAAATTTATAAAAAAGTAGGTGATGATGAAGTATGTCTAAGAGAAAAGAATATTCAATATATAAGGGAGAAAAAGAAATATTTGTGGGTACTATTGAAGAAGTTATGAATCACTTTAATGTAAAAAAAGAAACTGTTTATTTTTGGGCAACACCAGCAAATAAAAAAAGAGCAGACACAGGAATTAGAACAGGAAGAAAACCTAGAAAAAAAGAGCAATCAGGTGTTAAAGTAGCTGTGAGGCTTTGGGAGGATAATGAATAATGAAATTTGAAGATATAAAAAATATGTCAAAACAAGAATTTGAACAATTTTTATTTAAGGTTCAAAGTAGCAATCAAAAGTTTTGTGTAAGATGTGGAAATTTTACATTAGATAGAATTACTATTTCTGTTGCTAAAAATGGAAACTCTCCACGAAAACTATGTAATATGTGTAAAGATTGCTATACTGATATGTTGGACTATTTAGGAGTAAGCGATATAGAGGAGTAAGAATGGGAAATTATAATAGTTGGAAAAGTGAAGATAGATATTATGATATATGCCCAATGTGCGGACAGAAATTACCACAAAGGCACATGGTTTTGTTAAAAAAAGCAGATACATACACTAATAAAAAACTTACAAGACTATGTAAAGATTGTTATTTGAAAGTTTTGGATTTCATTGGCATTAGTGATATTGAACTATACTAAGAATATAAAAAATAAGCTGTTCATTAAATTGAACAGCTTGGAAAATAAAAATACAAGAAAGGAGAAAAAATGGGAAAACCAGTACAAAGAAAAAGGTATAAAATCAAGCAGAATGTTACTTGCGAACAATGTATAAATTGTATGTATATTGAACATGGAGATATGTACTGCGATGAAAAAGAAGATATGCCACTTGTATATGATGAATTTTGTCCAACTGAAAATTATATGTGGTGTAATGGAAGAAAATTTATTGAAAGGTAGGAACACTTATGAAAATTTATGATAAAGAAATATATATGAAAACTGAAAAAATAAAAGCAACTTTAATGGTTATTTTATGTTTTGTTTTTGGATTTGTTGTTGGGTGTATAGCAATAAACCATGATCTAAAAAATGAAAATACCAAGCTAAAAGATAAAATAGGTGAATTAGAAAGAACAATAGATAGGAGACAGGCAATAATAGATGAACAGTATGTTGAACTGGACTCATTAAGAGAAACAGTATATATGTATGAATTAAATGGAAGGTAGGTGTTACAAATGATAAAGTATTTAATAATAGGGCTTTTAATAGGTTTTTTTATAGGAGATTTTATAGGTATGGCAATAATGTGTATATTGCAAGTAGCAAAGGATGGTGAGGAATAATGCCATCCTTAGAAATAAAAGGAAAGAAAACAGGAATTATATTCGGTTTTAGAGGTAAAAATCAACTTCCATTATTTATGATTATAAAAGAGTACTTCGATGAAAATGGAGAAGTCGATTTTGCAAAAGTATTATTTGAAATTGAAGGAAAGAAATGCAAAGAAGAATATAAGAAAATATTTGAAAAGGAGGAATAATATGTCAACAGATGAAGTAAAAAAGTTAATAGTAGATGGCGATATTTTTATGCAGGACAAAGATGGAGAAATTAGTAAAATAGCGGAAATACAAAATTTTGAAAGTGTGCAGGAAAATAATCAAGATGATGCTGCAGATGCAGTAAGGTACGCAATAGAAAAAGAAAAATCAAAAAGTGTATCAATTACGATTACAAGAGAATCATCAATACATTTGCAAAAAATGTTAGGTATTGAAAGAATTTCAAGAAAAAGATTTATTAAATTACTTATGGGATGTAGAATTCAAAGAAATGATGCTAACATATTTGCAGATATAGTTAGAAAAAATGAATATGGATATTGTCCGATTATGGTACAGGCAGTTATAGAGTGGGTTATAAAAGAAATACAAAAGGGGGAAGAATAATGAAATGTACAGATAAAGAATGGGATACTTGCCAAGTTGAAAAAATGGGATGCAATGGTTGTTATTATAATGAAACAAAAAGTTTTAACAAAAATATTGAAAAAGATACAAAAATAAGTTTTCCGTTGATAAATAGTCAAGAAATAGATAATATTGATAATTTTCAAGACGATCTAGTTAAAATAATAAGCAAAGCAGCAGTGCACGACAAAGATTTATTAATAGCACAAAGAATAATTATAAATCAACAAAAAGAAATAGAAAAACAAAAGAAAGAGAATATAGATTTAAAAGAATTGTATGTAAGAGTAGCAAAACATCAAGAAAAAATAGGACATACAGAACTTGCTGAATATATGTTAGC